ATCAACCAAGGACAACTCATATAGATCGTATTCTTTAATAATTCTAATGCTTTTCTTTAAATCATCGTTATATGCATCGTCCCAAGTCTTAATGTTTCCACCAATTGAAAAACCTTTGTATGTTCCGTCTAATACTTTTTCCCATGCATCTTGTGCACCTTTTGAAACATAAGCAGATACATAAACTCCGCTATAAAATTTCTTTACTGATGGATCAAAATAGCGATCTTCTTTAAATGATACTATCTTTCCTACTGCGGATGGTTGATGCATCTCTCTCAAATTACCCCTGAAATTTTTAAATGCTTCAATGCTAGACTCAGTTGTTACAATGTCGCCTTGACGATCAACGTTATCAAGAGTTGCAAACCCTGAAACTATACGGCGCTCTACATCGATTTTGCCAATAGGCATTGATAGACGAACATTGTCGCCATTAGTTTCCCAATGTGCTTTATTTATTAACATATCGTTATCCATTATACCAAACATTTTAACGTATATCTCAGTTATTGAGACGATCTGCCTTCACCTTGTGGATTACGACCAGCAATGGTTGTTGGAGAGTCAGAGTTGTTATTTGTTCGTTCTGCATCTCTTTGACGATTCCCTGCCAAATTTGCTCTAGCGTCAGTTGCTTGTCTTGGAGACATTGTAAATGGTTCATCACCATCTGGTCTTTGTGGCAAGTCCAACTTTTCACGAGCCTCGTTTGGAGTCATAACCTGTGTCTTTACATATCTCTCAATAATTTGAGATTGTGCAATTTCATCAGTTAAGGTTAACTCATTAAACTTAAGTTCAAGAATGTCTGTTTTTTCTCTAATAATTTTGTTAACAACCTTTTCAAGGTGCTTTTGCGCTGGACGAGATACCTGTTCTTTAAAGGTACGATCCTGTGAAAGGGCAGCAGCAATACCTGAATCAGCACCACCAAGTTTAGAAATGGGTACCTGATGAGCAATAAGGATATCGTCTCTATTTTGTTTACGATACTCTTTAAATGAGCCATCCTGGATACCGTTTTCAATTGGCTCCATCTTAAACTCAACCTTATTATTCTCTGTATCGCCAGGAAGTGGGATATAAAGAGTTCTGTGAGACTGAGATTTAAGCCCAGTTTGTAAGAATCTAAACATCTTGTCTTCTCCGTCAGAAGATAACTTTGCACCTTTAAGCGTTACGATATACCTTGGAACAGCCTTGTTTTCAAAGTAATCAATATTATATTGTGAAGCAAGTTGATCACCAATTAGCGAAGGCATTGCTGCTACGATATCTGGAATACCATAAAATGTATTTAATGGAGAGTATTCTTTATAATGAATAATCTCATTTGGGCGTGGATCAGCAGTCATTGGGTTTTTATTCTTTGCCCCAAAGTTTCTAAAGTAAACTACTGAGTTTCCAATAATCTGGACAAATCCATCGTGCAGACGACGTACACGAACTGTTGTTGCTGGGATATGACCAAGATAGCCAATCTCTCCAGTAACAGTTCTACCTACTTCAAGAAAACCATTTCCTGTAGCCTGTACATCTGTATAAAACTTTTCCATTGTTTTAGTAAATGAATCATCATCGTTAAGGTTTTCTATCCAGTCTTTAAGTTCTAACTTCATTCTTTCAATACGATTACGAGCACGATCTACCGCTGCTTGATCTTCGTTCATTTCAAACCTTAGCATCGTTCTGTCTGCAATATCAAAACGGTATCCAAGACCAACCACGTTTTCTACTTTAGCATCAATAGCAGCATGATTAGCAAATGATGTGTCATAGAAGTTTGCTAATTCATACATGTTATATGGAGGAGTGATTACATCAAATAGTCCGTAACCATTTCTATATACCGTGCCAGGATTAATTGCTTTTGATCCAGCGTCTACTCCTGATGGAGTTGCATTAGCAGAATCAAGATATTCGTTTGTTGCAAAAGTCATTGCTTTTGTTACATTACGTGCAGTTTTTCTACGAAAGTTTTGATCTAATCCAGAAAAATCTTTAAGTTGATCCCAAGATTTGTTAAATGGATCTTGTGAACTAAAAGGATTGTCGTCTCGTTCTTGGGTATTTAACCCAACTCTTACATATTCATCACTCATCATTACCATACTTATCATAGGTTTGTCGTGCTGCTACCCAAGCACCATGATCATTCATGGAAGGAATTAAACCATTCTTCATTCTATCTAACTGTTCAGAATGTTCTTCCTCGCTAATTCTTGTAAGTCCAGGCACAAACACTGCCTTACCTTCGCCATCATCTCCGTAATGCATTGCTGCTTTTCTTAATTCTGCAATCTTAGATATGTCTCCACGTTCTGATGGAATATTTAATATGCTACCGTCGCCGTCAGTAAACCAGGCTCCACTAGACTTTTTGTATACGTATAGTCCCCAGTTATAGTCTTTTTCTATTACTTTGCGTCGGACATTGCCAACTTTTTTAAGAATTTCATTATCCATAACCATAAGTATAGCAGATTATACTGGAATTTGAACCGTTGTCTGCCAAACTGTATCTTGATAAATCTTTAATCTTTCAGCATCAAAAATCATACCCTCTTCATCATCAATGATAATCTTATTAGTTCCAAGGTATGTTTTGTATACATCTGCAGGACTTACTCCGTATAGATCTGATGAAGAAATAACAAGAACGCCTTCCCATGTAAAACTATTTAACCAGTACTGCCAATCAAAGTTGGTCACTCCGTCTGTTTTAATCTGTAGCCAAGGTCTAAATAATGTGCTCTGAACCTGCTGTAGGTTATTAGCCTGGTAGTAGGCAATATTATTAAATATCATTGGACCAGTTAGGTTAATTGCACCTAGGAATGAGTCAAAGTTTAAGGCTGTAGAAAATGCGATTCCAAGCACTCCCCACTCCTTCTTAGTAATAACTGGTTCTCTTACAATACTTCCGTTCCAGAAATATGACAAACCATTAAACTCTTGACCAGTTAACTGACTACGAGCAAAGATTCTTGCTCTAGATCCTTTTTCACTGTCTGCAACCATATAAAACTTTATGGTGTCTGCTCTGTACCTAATCTCAAAAATTTCTGTTGGTGTTCCTGGGAAAAAGTCTTCATCGTATCTCATCCAGATCTGAGCAGCACTTATTCTATAGTTGTCTGAGTTGGTCTGATTAATTGGAATAGCAATTCCTCTATTTACATCTGTATCAAACTCACCACGAATTTCTATTCCGCTTTTTCTATTTAAGTATAGATATGGAGTACTTCCTTTATAAATGCTAAATGGATTCTTTGCTTTATAGTCATAGTAGATTCCAGCACGGGTGTATGGGAACATGTCAACACCAAACCTAGTGCCTACTGGATTAAATGAGTTATCGCTTAACGCTTGAGAGGCTAGTTCTAATCTTCTTAAAGCAATAGGCTTTGTTAGAATATTCCTAATGTTAAACTCAAGGTGATAAACAATTGCAAGTTCATTAAAGTCTATGGTCTTAGTTGGATAAATAAGTGTATTGTCAACTACCTCAAATTTAGTGCTAGCCCAGGAGGTATAGTCTGCCATGTCAATAATTCTTCTTGATGTTGGGGCAACGGTTGTGGTAAAACTGCTTTGTGGTAAATTGGCTCCCTCATCAACATACTGAAAAGTTAGATAACTTCTAACAGATGCGTCTTGCGTGTTGTACTCATAATATTTGACAGATTTTTGTTTCATGTCTTCATAGTTATTCCAACCACTAAACAAGAAGTTGTCTAACTGATAATAAGTCTTTTGGCTAGGGTTGGCATATTCATCTTTTAATTGTCCATAAGTCCAACTCTCTAGAACAACTTCATTTTCAACTGATTCAGAAGGAGCAGGGTATCCTATGTTAAACTGTAAAAAATCTAAGTCGTAGAACTGATTGCCTACATCATTTGCCACAAATTGAGCAAAGTAAGATAATGGTAAATAGTCTTGCCAGTATCCAGAAACGCCTATGTCTAGGAAAAACTTATCGTATGCCTCTGTTGGTAATAAGGTATAACTTGCTGTGTGTTCAATTAATGCTATGGCAGTTGTTTCTTCTGTTACCCCGCTTTCTGCAAGATCATCAAATAACACAATGCCTTGTTCATCAAAATAGTCTTGAATGTCAACCGTGTTAGATGCAGTGGCAAGACCAACAGTATAGATTTTTCCAGTAAACGTATTTTCTGCTTCTTCATCTCCACCAACATATAATTTTAATCCATTCTGGTTTCCAAAGAATGAAGATACATTTTGACCAAAAGAGTTTGAAACTGTTTGAACATTTAATCCAACTGCAAAAAATTGATTTGACTCAAGAGATGGAGTTGTATATATTTCTTGATCTGCCCCATTGTAGTTTAAAACATATTTAACTATATCTTCTTCTTGCTTAACAATAAAGTAGTCTCCAGTTAAAGAGTTATAAATCTTTAAAAGTGTTTGAGCCTGTACTGGTCCAGATTGTGGTTCAATATCACTTGTGCTAAAAACAGCATAGACAGATCTAACCTGATCATTTAAAACGTTAAATCTTGGAAAGTTAATATAGCACTGCTCTGAATCCCATGTTCCATTAGGTCTAAAAGAAATAAACTTATATGATGGAGGCTGTGATTCGTTATAGCCAGTCTGAATAACTTGGCAGTCATCGTATAAATTCTGTATTGTTTTTGTGTCTAAAAATATTTCTGGTAGTTGATATGCTGGAGTGGTAATTGCAGTGTTTGTTGTTACCAGGTTATCAAAAGATCCTTGTTGCCATTCTGCAAAATCTGGATAGTTATAGTTTGCTGTGTAATCTGCAAAAGGGTAGTCAATAAATGCTGATGTTCCTCCGTATGCAGCGTTAATTCCTTCTGGAGAAAGAACTCCTTGACCATAGACCCATCTACGTTTAGCAACTGTTGTTGGAACTTGATATGGATAAATAGCCACACAATCAATCTCAACTGGAGTTACATCTGTGTATGCATAAAACCCTAGCCAGTCTTGTGATTCTGAGTCTACTTCTGGCAATGGTAAATCTAGTGTTGCGGTGTCAATTGCCATAGAGATTACTTCTTCTCCATTAATAAATACCGTTGCAGAATTACGAATTAAACGAATGTGAATAAGCATTGGTCTATACCATTCACCAACAAAGTGAGAAGAAAATGTATTGCCAATTACTAAAGTTAAAAATCCACCTTCAACATAGAGACCGTCTGTTCCTATAATAGGACCAAAAATTCTTTTAGGTGCTATAGCGTCTGAGTTAATTCTTGCCCAAAACTCTACAGTATATTCTTTGTATCTACCAATTTCATTTAAAAATCCTTTTCCAGGGATAATTAACGATGGCTCTCCTGATGTATTTGGTAAAAGTTTTGTTACTCCTGAAGCACCAAAGACTAATGGAACGCTAGAGTTTTTTGCAACTAAGGCATTATCATTAACAAGATAATAACCTTCTTCTGTTGATATTCCGTATGCTGCTGCTGGAATTACTTGGCTAGTTGTATCTAATGCAATATCAAGTGGAAAAGACTCAGGAGTAGCGCCAAGAGAAACGGTATTAAATTCTTCTGACCATTGACCAACAGTAACGCCATTAATATAAAATCTATAATCAAGTGGAGAGGCTCCACCAGTAGTAGTTGTTATTTTTATAACAGCACGTAGATTGGTATT